TGAAGCAAGGGATCAAAGTTGCCATGCTTGGGATTGCCGCTGTAATGATTGCTTCCACTAAAATTTTCGCAGACTTTGAATCTCAATTAGCAAACGTTTCTACAATGCTTAATTCTGAAACTATGCCGATGATGTCAAAGTTTGAAGCTGGTTTACTTTCCATGAGTCAGGAATTCGGGGAGAGTACTAAAACATTATCAAAAGGTTTATACGATATTTTATCCGCAAGTATACCAGCCGCCGAAGCCATGGATGTTTTGGAAGCTTCTTCTATTGCGGCCAAAGCTGGTTTAAGTGATACGGGAACCGCCGCTGATGCAATTACTACTTTAATGAATTCTTTCGGGGATGCTACAAAAGATGCTTCCTATTATTCAGATATAATGTTTTCAACGGTTAAATTTGGTAAGACTACTTTTGATGAAATAGCCGGATCAATAGGAAACGTTTCTACATTGTTCGCAAGAATGGGAGGGTCAGCTGAAGAGTTAGCAGGAATGAGGGCCATACGTCCCAGAAACGGTATCAATACAAAAGTTGCTACTACGAATGTAAAGGGCGTTGTAACAGCTCTATTAAAACCGACTGATGAATTAAAAGAAGCCATGGGGGGATTGACTGTTGAAGCTGATGGATTTACAGCCGTAATGAATAAAGTTTCTGATTTACCACCTCAAGATCTTGCGAAGATGTTTCCTAATGTTCGTGGATTGACTGCAATCGTTGTAGCCGCCGCAGATCTCGGAGATGAAGTTGAAAAAATAACAGACCTTATGGAAGAGGGCTCTCCAGCTCAAGTTGCTTTTGCTAAGAATACAGATATCCTTGCTCATGTTTGGAATCAGTTTAAAGAAACCCTCCGGGTTACAGCAATTCTGATTGGAAAAGAATTGGCTCCTCAAATGAAAATCATGCTTGGAGAATTAAAAGAATGGTTCTCAGCAAATCAAGGACAGATAACAACATTTTTTTCAGACTTCGGTTCTACTATGAAAACTTTAGTTGTGATAGCAATAGATTTTAAAGACGTTATTTTAGCCGCCGGTATTGCAATAGGAACGCTTTCTGTTTTGAATACAGCCGCTGTAGCAATGGGGGCTTTCGGAGTTGCAACAACTTTAAGCCTTGGCCCTATGACTGCTATTGCTGTTGGAGTAGGAGTTTTAGTTGCCGGAATTATTAAATTAAATGAAATTACTAATAAATATAAAACCGAAGAAAAACTTTTGGCTCAAGCTCTTAATAATATAGCTCAAAATGTAGATGCTTATAATTTAGGACTTAAAGTAGCAGAACAGAGAACCCAAACATTAATAGAATCTCAAGCAAGACAAAGAACTGCACTAGAGTCTCTTGCTGATACTACAGAAGAAACACTTCTAATACAAGCTCAACAACATGCGAGAATACTTGCTAATGCACAAGAAAAAGAACAAAAAATAAAAGATAACCGAGATGCTTTTATTTTTGCGGAAGCTGAAAAACAGGATGCTGTTGAAGCAGGAGCCGCCGCAGAAATTACCAGAGCTTATGAGGCCGCACAAGCGGCGGCTGACGAATTGGTTGCTGATCAAAATGCAGTTGCCGCCGGGAAACAAAGAGAGGCTCAAATAGATGCTGTAACTCAAGCTTTACGTGAAGCAAATATGACCGACAAAGAAAGAATTGAAGCTGAGACGGAAAGGCTTAAAGATCTCGGGATTGCCCATGAAGATATTGTTGCCTACTTAAAAATTATGTATGCCGATTATTATAAAGCACAAGAACAATCTCTTGGAGAATATGTAGGCTATATGGAAGAGGTGGGCCATGTAACAGTTGGGATCTTTGAGGATACCGTTGAAGAAGAAACTGAAATACAGAAAACATTTACTGAGTACCTTAAAGAAAGTTGGACTGATGTAATGGATCTTATGATTTCAACTACCAAATCTGTAACAGGTGCTATGGTTACGATGTGGGGATATGCCGCTGATAAAGAAATTGCGATAATTGAAGATAAGTATGCCGTTAAGACTCAAGAAGAAAAAGATTATCAGGATTATTTAGATCTTAAAGATCAAGAAAGATATAATGCCTTAACAGCCGGAGAACAGCATGTGGAGGATATGGCAAAAGCCTCTGCCGATGCCCGAATAGCTGAAGAAGAAAAAGCCGCCGCAGAAATTCTTGAAATAAAAATAAACCTTGCTAAAAAAGAAAAGGGAATTAGAATTGCAATGGCTGTAATTGATACCGCTTCAGCTATTATAAAAGCGCTTGCTACAGTTCCATGGCCTGCAAATTTAGCTATGTCTGTTTTAGCCGGAATAACGGGGGCGGCTCAGGTAATAGCGATCAGAAATGAACCGTTACCAACAATGATTCAAGGTGGACTTGCTGGTATGAAACAGTCTGGAGTCTTTGAAGGAAAGCCGGGGGTTGATACAAATCTGGCAATGCTTACAGCTGGTGAATATGTTATGCCTCCTCAACAAACCCGGGATAATCTTGGAATGCTTGAAGCCATGAGATCAGGCGGAGGGATGGGATCACCACAAATCAATCCTACTCCAGTAAATCTTTATCTGGATCGAACAAAAGTCGGGGAAGCCATGATCGAATATGTAACTGAACAATCAGATGCCGGAACATTCAGAATAAATCCTAAAGTGATGGGGGTTGCATAATGAGTCAGTTAAAATATTTATACACGAACCATTTTGATGAAGCCACTTTATCTCCGAGTTCTGAAACAACTCAGATGCCGGTAGAGAATGTTCAGGAGGATGTTCTTGGAACGGTATGGCAGACGGTCGAGGGGTGGAATATTGTAGCCGGGTTTAATGATAAAATAAAAGCCTCTGTACTTGGGGGAACGTCAACTACAATCACTATACCTCCAGCAACTTATACTGGAGCAGGGTTGGCCGCTAATCTTCAAACTCAAATGAGAGCCGCTCCTGAATTGACTTCAACGATTCAAGTAACTTATGGGACTAGTGGAGGAACTAATAAATTTCATATAAGTTCAGGGGTTGGAGGTGTAACAATAGAGCTACCATTTTCTGATATTTCTTCTTCAACGATTGCAACCGATATAGGATTTGATCCTTATGTAGATAAATCTGGCTCTACCTCTTATGCAGGTTCTGCTGTTCTATCCGGTCAAGAATGGGTACAGGCAACAATAGAAGCTGGAACCTCCACTTACTTTGCAATTGATAAATACAATATTCCTACAGGTGGAACGGTATTAGTAAGGCTTGCAGATGCTACTTCAACTTTCTCAGGGCTCCGGGGGGGAGGTTCAATGTCTGCTTCATGTTCTGTTACTGTTGTAGCCGATAGAACCATTTACAAGTTACCAGCGGCTTTCTCAGGGCGTGGGGTACAGGTGATCTGGCAAAATACTTCAGTGGCTTATTCTACCGTTGGCCGGATATGGCTTGGCCCGGATTTTGCTCCGGCAAGTCGGCAGGATGATGTCATAAGCTGGGCTTCAAAGATTATTTCCCGAAACTCAAAAACAACCAGTGCATACGGGGGAGCAACATATTTTGATAAACGGGATCCGGTTACGGTTTACACAGTTCCTGTTGAAGCTTTAGATCCTTATTATGCCGCCGCAAATAAAACCAATTATGAAACCATGTTTGATGATGTCGGGAATTCTAAGTCTTTTTATACTGTCTTTGAAAGTGATCTCACTAAAGTTGTTTATGGGTTTATAACTGCTCATACGAAATATCAAAGGCTCCAAAACACAACTACTGTTCTTGTAAATGCTGTTAAGATACAGGAACAAAAATGAGCATCACAACTTTCACAGATCTTATAAAATCTCCAAACAGTGAAAAAGTTTACTTGGTAGAAATGAAACCAAAAGTACAACTGACTGCATGGACTCAACACTCTGGTGATATTTATTATGCTACAATTGAAGCTATTGAAATAACGGATGTTGCTGAAGATGGAACAGATTTAACAGAAGTTACAACTTTGGTTGGAATGTCAGCTGGAGATTGGTATCACGGAAAAGATAAAGTTTATGTTTATGCCACGGCCGCACAGCCTTTCGATAAAGTTATAGTAGCCAGTCTGATAAAAAAAGTAGCCACTAAAACAAAAATATTTGGTACAGATTTTTATGATGGAATTGTTGAAAGTGTTCCTGTAATAGTTCAAATAAAGAATGAATTATATTATGGAGTTTCCGCAATTTCCGGGGGCCAAATTTCACTTGCAAATAATGGTGGAAAACTGGATTCAATATATAAAAGTTATGCGTGGAATAATCAACCTATTGCTATTCTGCTTGGTGGGGAAGATCTTCCTTATTCTGAATATGCAGAAATGTTCACTGGAATTATGACAAAAAAACATTTGTCTCCTGCCATGATGGATCTTAGATATGATGATACAAAAATATGGCTTGAAACCGATATTCCTGTAAATAGTTTTGACTCTACAACCTATGTCAACCTTGATTCTGAAGATGAAGGAAAACCTATTCCTTTATGTTGGGGAACTCTTTTTAAAGTTCCGGTAATCTGCACCACAAGATCTTTGGGAACTGCAACAAGTTTACATTCTTTTAAGATTTGCGACACCTCAGTTTGTACAGTAAATTCTATTGACCATGTTTATGTTAATGATATTGAGGTTTCATTTTTAAGTGGGACTGTTTCAACCGCCGCTTTCAAACTTGCTACATCTACTTTTACTCCCGGGGATGAAGTTTCTGTATCTGTCACAGCTGACGAAGATAATCCGGTAGAACAAATAAAAGCGATTGCCAGTAATGTGTTGAGTATTCCTTACAACTCAACGTATTATAATACCTCTACTGTTTCTGTTGCTGTAACTGCCGCTAAAGATTATGACTGTGGAACTTATATTGGAGAAAGACAACCATTTCTTGATGTTATTGGAGATCTTATGAGATCTTGTCTTGGAAGTTTTACTAATGATAATAACGGCCTTTTCACTATTAAAATATGGGATACAACTATTGATGAAACTATTACTAATGTAATTTATAACGAGATTACAGGAGAGTCTTTCCAAGCTGATTCAGATATAAAAAATATTCGGAAAACTGTAAGGGTAGGCTGGCGGAAATTGTGGGCCAAAGATACTTATTCTTATAAACAGGAATCTTCTGATACAACTGAAAAGGTTTATGGGATTACCAAGAGTAAAAGTATTCCTACAAATTTAAGCACAGCGGCTTCAGCACAAATATTAGTTGACCGCCTGAAATTGATGTTTGAATCAGAAACTACTAACTTGAAATTTCAAATGAAAATGCAATTAGCTAATAAAAATATTGGTGATAGAATTGCCGTATCCTTTAAACGTAGGGCTGAAGATAGCTATGTTGATTGGATTGATTCGATGATAGTAGAAATCAATTCTATTAATAAAGATCTCCTTAAAAGTGTAATCAAAATAACAGCTGATGATTTAAAGGGAATCGGTTCTAATGTTGGAAGATGGACTGCCAATCCTCCAGTATTTTCAGCAGAGCTTGGTGGAGGAAGTGCTACACCATGGGATTCTACATGGTCGGTTGCTAAGAAAGCGTATGCGAAATCTCATTTTGGATATTGGACAGATGATAATGGTTTTGCAGATCCGTTAGACAGTAGTTCATATTTAATAAGTAAATGGTGGTAAAAATGGAACATAAAGAGGAAAGAGAATGAACACTATTCAGATTTGGGTGGCAATGTTGGCCGGGCTGATTGCCGGTGCTTTTGTATTAATCCTGATATTACATCGAGGGGGATCGGTTAAGACCAAACAATTGTCAATTTATATTCCCGAAGGGAAGAAACAGGATTCATCCCCATTAGGGTTAAGTCTACGATACCTCTATGAAGCACTTCCCCTTATGAGACAAGAATATGAATCTGCATTTTTAAACCTTGCTAAACATGCCGGAGTTACAGATCAAGATATGCTTGCCAATGAAGATGTAAAGTATTTTTTTCAAATGGTAGGGAACTTTATTTATTCTGGAAACGGGATCAATTCCATAAAAACTATATTAGAACAGATCTTATCTGCAAAAGAATGGCCTTCTGATAAAGCTGAACTGGAAGAATATTTTGATGTCATAATTAAACGGGTAGGGCAGACTGTAACAAAATACAATAATCAAAATTATGATGATTGGGTTGTCAGGTGTGATGGTGAGTTAAGAAAAAGAACTGTTGCCAGTATTGATATATTCAAGAAATTTTCAACGCTTTATAAATGTCAAAGTACTGAAGGCGGAGCATGTTATGGGTCAGTTGCAAAAATAATTACTGATGTAGTCGAACATGCGATAGAAGCTCACGGGAGCAAGAGATGAAAATAATATGTAATCTGACAACAGAATCATTATCAGTGATTGATGGGCCTCATTTTACTACACCAATTACTAACACAGTCAGGAATTTAAATAATGGGTACAGAAAAAGAAATGAGATTGTTTATGCAACTACCGGGCATGAAAGAGATCGTGATAAATATCCTGTTAATCCAGATAAGTTTCCATTGGGAGATTGGTTAATTACTGAAGTGTTTAATATTTCCAGAGAGAATTATAATACTCAATTAGATTATGAAGAATCCTTGAGAATATTCGGGCCGGTGGTAATTGTTACTGATGCTTTTCGAATGACTCCAGTTTGGGATCTTGAGGATGGATTTTATGTGAAGCCTTCTAAGGTTGAAATTCGTGATACTCAATTTTGGATTCACGGATCGAATTACAAGACTTCGTTAGGATGTATTCTTAATCCAAGCACTGTGCTACAATGTAAATTAGCAGAGCTTTGCAGAGAAGAACTTTTATATACCGGTGAAATTCCGTTTGAAGTAATTTAGGAGGTGAGCTTTGAGTGTACCAGCTAATCCAGTAGCAATAGGCGGATCTACAAAGAAATCCGATTATGACGCTTTATATAATAATGCGATACTCGCAGATACCGGAGGAACAGTCGGAGGGGCGCAGACTATACCGGGGCAGAAAACTTTTACGGGAGGGCTTGAAGGAAAACGAACTACTAATGTTGCTGTTTATGGATGTACAGCAGGATGTATTGGCGTTTGCGGAATAGCTGGAGTTAATGTAGGGGTAGAAGGGTGTGCATCTTGTGATCGTGGGGTTTACGGGCATGCTGGAAGATGTATAGGAGTATGTGGTAGGTCTGTTTCTAATTACGGTGTGTATGGGTGTTCTGGAGCTAATTTTGGGGTTTACGGAGAAGCTACAGTAATTTATGGGGTATTTGGAAAAGCTCCAAATTGTGGGCTTAAAGGATGTGCAACCACAAATGTAGGAGTAATAGGTATTGCCGATGGAAATTGCGGAGTATACGGTCAGGCTGTTTGCATGGGAGTTTATGGATGTGGAACAACAGGTATAGGTGTTTACGGTCAGTCTGCTTATTGCGGAGTGTATGGATGTGCAACCACAAATATAGGTGTTTACGGAGAGGCCGTTTGTTGTGGAGTTTATGGAGTTGCTACAACTTGCCACGGCGTCGTTGGTTCATCCCCGGCTGAAGCTGTTTTTGGAATAGCTTTAGGAAACGTAGGTGTATGTGGTCGTGGAACTTGTTATGGTGTTCGGGGGTGTGCTGGGACTTCTTATCCTGTTTCTGGTAATGGCGCTTATTATGATTCTACTTCATCTAAGTTTCTCAAGCATCCTACAGAAAACATCTGCCTTTCAAATTGTCTTAAAGAAAATCCTTTGAATATTTATAAGTGGGTATGGGAAGATGAAAACCAAAGGGGCTTTGATAATTTCGTTGCTCCTTATGCACAGGATTTCCAAGAAACTTTTAAACTTACAAAGAACAACACTGGATATTATGAAATGGGTGGACTGGCTTTAAAGTTAGGAATAGAATTATTACAGGAAATAAGTTTCTTAAAGAAACGGATCACTATTTTAGAGGGAGTATAATAATGGCTATTGAAAAAGCATTGCCGAAAGCAGAGAAAACGAATTCTTATGGTCTTGATTTTGCCGGGGTATATTACAAAGTAGAAACCATAGAACCAGATTTTAATAGAGGAATTGCTTATATTGAAGTCCGGGGTTATGCAGAAACCGGAGCAAGAGAAATTCAAAAAGAAAATGAAGTTCAAAGAAAATATTGGATGGATCTTTCAATGGGCGGAGAGGCTTTCGATATTGCGTTCAAGGAATCGGAATACACTTCTCAAGATTCTTTCCGCAAATATATTGATGCAGAAAAAGAAAAGTATATGCAGAATATTATCGGGATATTCAAAGAAACCTATGAAGCGAAAATCGGGGATCTCAAGATTGCCGAGTTTACTCAGGATGGAATGAAGAAAGCCGGGTATCTTTACTTAATGACATTGCCAGAATATTCTGGTGGAAAAGCGGTTTAGGGGGGATGATGAAATCTGATTCTACGGTAACAGTAAAGAAAAGAAAAGTTTTAGTAGTGGTTCAAGGAGGGCTTGGGAAGCATATTTTATTCACGGCCCTTACTGAAGATCTTAAAAAGAAATATACCGAGGTTCATGTAGTTTCTGCATATTTTGATATTATGAAAGTTTGCCCGAATATAACAGAAGCATATCCATTCGGTCAGGTAGATCTTTCCAAGATGGTTTATGACAAAGATTTCGATATTGTAAATTACAACCCTTATGAAAATCAGCGATTTATTAAAAAGGAAATACACTTACTTGAGGCTTGGTCTGAATTATTGGGAATACCTTATGATAAAGAAAAGGAATACACTCCGATCATTGACGCTCAGAAATTAGGGCCACAGGTTCAGAAAGATGTGGATGAAGTCTTAAAGAAAATAGGCTCCAAATTTATCATGGTGCAATTCTATGGCGGTCAGTCTCCTATAAACGGTGGGAGTGGAGATTATCAGGAAGTCTTAAAACGAAATTATTATAAAGCTGAAATTGTGATCGCAGGGATAAAGAAGAAATATCCGAAACATAAAATCATAAACTTTTCCTTAAAGAATGAACCGGAGATTGAAGGAACAGAAAAGATTGAAATTCCATACTTGTTATATTTTGAAGTAATTAAGAAAGCTGAGCTGGTAGTTTGTATTGATTCTTCTTTACAGCATATAGCCGCCGCCGCAGGAAAAAAGGCTTTTGTAATATGGGGAGAAACACGGGCTGAACATTTTGGCTGGGAATGTCATTACAATATGTGCATGGATGATCAGAAAGGATCTCCTTATTTTGTAGCCCTTGGGCCTTCCCCGAAATATATAGACTTTCCAAGACCGAAAGAAATTCTGGATCTTATCAAATGAAAAAGCTATTTCTTCTGATAGTTTTAATATTTCTTGTTTTAGGATGTTCTTTTGAATACCAAGACAACTTTGTTTATGAAGAGAATTTTGAAACGATAGAAGATGCTTTGTTATGGACTTGTAGAAATGTTCAATATTTAGAGGATGAAGGAAAAGATTATTGGCAGACATCAGAAGAAACTTATGAATTAAGAACCGGAGATTGTGAAGATTTCGCAATTTTACTAATGGCTTTTTTTTATGACATTGGTTGCTATTCTTATTTACATTTAGCTGACGGTCACGCAAATTTATTATTTAACGATAAATATTATGAAGGAACATCAAGCACAGTTTATGATTACAATAAATATAGCGGAAATGATATAATTATAAAATATAAAATTGCAATGTGGCTTGCGTATAATTATCACGGAATAGGATATTAACAGGAGGATGATATGGCTAAAATAAAAAGTTATCACGATTTGGCGTATGATGAAGCTACGGGGATTCCAGTTGTTTTCAACAAAGAACAATACGCAACCCGAGTAGGAAGGTATTATCATGCTCACATTGATACTCCGGTATTAAGTGATGGAGATTCATGTGAATTGTATTTCAAAGCACCACCAGCTTCCGTCACATCTTATGTTCTAGTAAGAGGGAACTTAGAATTAGCAGGGGCTATTTTCATGTTCCGAAGTTCAACTGTCAGTTTAAGTGGGACGGTAGTAACGGTTTTTAACGATAACCATAATAGTGCTAACTCTGCTACTATTGCAGTAAGATCTTCTCCAACACTTACCGATTCAGGAACAGAGTTTGATCATTTTCTTATTGGGGGAGGGAAGAATGGAAATGATGGTGGTGATGCTGTAGGTGGTTTTGTTCCAAAGTCAGATTCTATTTATACTGTTAGAATCACATCTGATAAAGCGGATAACAAAGGAGAGATCCGGGTAGAATGGGGTGAAAAATGAAACCATTAAAATTTGTACAGTGGGCTTGGCCTATTGAAGTAGGATTATTGATCCTTTCATGGCTGGTAATCGTATTCTTTTTCCCGATAAAAATGGAAGTGTTTATTTTGCCGATGCCTTGGATGTTGACATTCATAGGGGCTCAAGCTGGCGTTGCTTTCGGTGGAACTCCACTGAAAACGAAACTTGAAAATGCAAGGAAGATAAATGAAAGTCCTTAACACGCTACGAAAACATTCAGCATATATAAAAGTTGGCTTCATCATATTTCTGGTAGGGGCGGTGATACTATATGTACGGAAGAAAAATCTTCTTGGTTCTGGTTCTGATTACAACGATGCTAACCGGATTGCCGAGTCAGGAATCAGAGAGCTTAAATCAATTTCTGGACGAATTAGAGATCGTGATCGAAACTCAGCAGAAATTATTAAAGGAACAGCAGATCGAAATCAACAGCTTAGTGGCACTATCAGTAGAGCTTCAGCAGGAGTTGTCCGGAGTAAAGACAGAGCTGACAGAATCGCAGAACTTAGTCGGAGAACAAGGGATCGAAATCAAGAGATTACAGACCTGTCAGACAGAGCGAGAGACATTCTTTCAGAACTACGTGAAAGTCTCTGAAGAAACGATTCGGGCTCAGGATGATAAGATTCAACAGCTCTACAAAGATATTGCCAAAATCAAAACACTCCGGGATATTTCTATAATATTAAACATTCTCGAAGGAACAGCTCTGACAATCCAGTCTGTATGGCCTTAACGGACTTCTCAGCTATTTATACAGTAATCCGGGGATCATTATACAATCACTCTATAAAACGGTTCCCCAGGCGGGGGATCGGTGTAGATAGGCTAATTCTGCCATATTAGACTGGGGAATTCTATATTTTCAATACCTATTAAAAAACCAGCTTGCTGAGGGGCCGTCACAACACGCAAATGCGTATAAAGGTATATCTATACTACTTTCCAAAAGAAACGCTTCAGGGTGTACTCATAAGAGTGCATGTAACTCTCTACTACATAAGGACTTAGCTCACTTGTAGAGTATTAACTGTTCTTTTACGCTTAAAAGCTCTCATATATGTCGGATTATCCCTGAATTTACCCCTATTTTACCCTGTTTTCAGCACAGCTTTTCTATAAAAGAATCGTAAAATAAATAAAACTTTTTGTTGACAACACGCAAATGTGTGCTATAATTAGAGTATGGATAAAGAAAACGAAACCAAATTAACAGGGAGAAACACAATGACAGAAACAAGAGTTACCGAGATTAGAGATTATTTATACAACTGCGAAAGTGACAAAGACTATGATATGATCGTTTATGAAGGAATCGAAGTTCAGACCATAACCGAAGATATAAACATCATCACCCTTTTAACTTCCATGCTCAGTGAAACGATATCGGACAGAAACCTCATGAACCTCATGAACGACATTCTTGATAAGATAGAAGAAAGATCAGCCTCACTGAAAGATTTCAGGAATACCTTGAATGTTTAACGACAACATCCAAATCACAGCGATACACCCCGTCAGGGGGGCAAAGGAGAACGATATGAATGACGTTTATGATATTAAGGTTCACGATTCTTTACAGTATTATGGCGAAGTTAAGGGTGTTACTGATAAAGCTATTTTAGTATCAGCAGGATGGTTTCCCAAAAGCGTAGCAATAGACGTATTTAAAGCCCCTGATGATGGTAAGATGTATCGCATGTGTACCGATTTTCCTTATTGGTTCACACAGAAAAACAGTTCGTTTAATCTAAGTAAGGTTCACCCTTATTAAATTACCCCTCCGGGGGTCAAAGAAAACTTAGGAGGCTGTTATGAACAGTTTGAATTCTGTATTGATGGAAGGAACGGTAGAAAACAGTGAAAACACCGGGGAGCATGTTACTTTTGAATTGAAGGTAACAAGGTATTACAGAGCTGATGAAGCTGTAAAGGAAGTTAATTTTTTCCGCTGTGAAACATTGAAAGCTATTGTTGATTATGACCCTAAAGATTTTGATGGAAAAAACATCAGACTCATAGGACGGGCAAAGATGGACTGGAGGGCTCCGAGAGTTATCTTCGTAGCCGAACATATTGAAATCATAAGGAGTAAGAAATGAGTACACAGGCGATTATCAGAGTAGAAGGATTGGACGGAGTGGCACTTTATAAACATTTTGACGGAAACCCTGAATCAACAAGACCTTGGCTTGAATCTTTCAATAAAGAGTTCACAGAAAACAGAGGGGCTGATCCTCAGTACAAAATGGCACAGCTTATCCGATCTTCAGCTTTTGATTGTGAGAAGTTTAATCTTGATAAATCAAAGATTACAGGATGGGGGGTTATTACCGAATTAGAACTGAGAAACTGGATAGGAACTTATACTTATATCCTTAATTCTGACGGAACCGTATCCTGATAGTTGAAACTCCCTCCGGGGAGTACATCGAGGGGTGGCCGCCCGATGCTGAAGATACAGGCCGAAGGAGAAACAGATGAAAAAATCTGACAAGAAATTTCGGGGAACACGGAAAGAAGCGATTGCCCGAAAAAGAGGAGAACAAAAATGAGAGGAAACATTTCGAATCTTACAGATCTGGCAATGGAAGTTGAACGGCATGAAAAGGTAAAGAATGATTACCTTATCTCAACTCCAGAAATGAGGATGTTTGATGATTCCAGTTTACTCATCCCGAAAGTCACGCACGATGATTTACAGCTTACGGAACACGCTCACGGACAGCTTGCGACTAAGTTGGGAATCCCGAAGAAGTACTATGACAAGATGTTGGAAATCCCAGGTCTCCGGTCTGCAAATGTTAATGAATGGTTCAGGGAAAAACCGCAAACTAATCTTGTGAGAACACTGGACGGGAAAGCAAGAGCTTTTCTTTCTGACCGATTCAAGCCGATTGATAATCACTTTATTCTTTCGGCCTTTCTTCCAGCACTTGCTTCACACCAAAATCTTGAGGTTATTTCTACTTCCCTGACTGATACCCGGATGTACCTTCAAGTCACTTTTCCGAATCTGGAAATGGAAGTCAAAACAGGGGATGTTGTCCGGGCCGGGGTTGTACTTACAAACTCGGAAGTTGGTGTTGGAGCCGTTGATATCAAGGCTATGATCTGGAGGCTTGCCTGTAGTAATGGGATGATATCTCAGAGCATTTTAAGAAGGTATCACGTTGGCCGCAGGGTTGGAGAAAACGAAGAGGATTATGATATCTTTAATGATGATACAATCCGGGCTGAACTGGAATCCTACAAACTCAGAATGAGAGATGTTCTGGCAGACGCTTTGACCCTTTCCTCCTTTGAAACTCAGGTAAAGAAACTCCGTGAAGCGGCTGAAGATAAGATTGCTAAACCGCAGAACATTATCAAGAATGTCACTAAGCGGTTTGGACTTTCCGATGATCAAGGCGAATCTGTGCTATCGAATATGGTTTCAGAAATGAATCTTACCCGATACGGTTTGTCAAATGGAATCACACATCTTGCTCACGAAACCGAATCTCAGGATCTTCAGTATAATTTTGAGAAACTTGGAAATCAGATAATAGAGTTGAATCCGTCAGAATGGGAGGTATTATCAGCATAAAATATTTGTATACAAATACACCTTTACAGTGTATAATCAAAGTTGGATACGGCCAGTGGGAAAGATTGACCGTATCCGATATTTAGGGTTGAAGGCGTTGCCTTCTGTCATAGAATAAACATTTTATAGGAGTTAATCAATGCAAAGATCAGAGTCAATAGCGAATCTGATGAAAAATTTTGTAGCGGCGAAAGCTGAATTTCCATCGTTTATAAAAACAGGGAAAGCCAAAATTACACCGAAGGATAGTCGTGCTTATGAATTTGAATATCTTGAACTGTATGAAATTCTTGATATTGTGACTCCCATTCTTGGGAAACATAAAATCACAATTTATCAAGAGCCAGTCACAGCCTCGGATTGTGTTTCTGTAACAACTTGGATTTTCCATGAATCCGGGGAGTTTATACATTCGGAGCCGTTTACTCTTCCTTTTGTCCGTGGAGAGAGAACTTCTGCACAAAAGGTTATTACTACTATCGGTCAGCTTGTCACTTTTGCCAGAAGATATTCTATCCAACCTATTCTGGGAATTGCTGGAAGGGAAAATGAAGAACAGGGGATTGAAGGAGAACCAGCTTCGCTTGCTTCCTCTATGAAACCGCCCGAAAAAAAAGAAAAGAAGAAGCCCGTTCCTGAACCTGAACCGGAAGATCCTTTCAAGGCACAACAGGCAGAAAAAGCCACGGATGAAAACGTGAAGAAGGTTTTTCAGGATGATGAAATCCCGGAACCGGAAAAGAAAACCGGAAAGAAGACTGACCCAGCCCGACAGGAAAAGATAACCGAGATTGCCGGAATTCTGGAGCATGACTTTTTTACCGCCGCTGATAAGACTGGAATCAAGGAAAAGATTACAGCCTCCAAAACTGTTGAAGAATTGGAAAAGGTAAGAGAACGGGCCACTGAAATTGTGGGAATTGCAAATCTTCTGGAACTCAAATGTTTCACGGAAGAAGATCAAACTATGATGCGTGAGAATATTGCGGCCGCAAAAACTTTGTCGGATCTTAATGTCCTGAAAGACCAGACATTAAAGGTGAAAGAAATCAGAGAGAAAAAAACCTCTGGACAACAGGAGATCTTTTAATGGGAACATTTGCAGAACTGAAAACAGAACCGGGGGAACAGTTTCTTGGAAAAACCGAATTACTGAAAACTGAACAGGCTGGATTTATTATCACTACTGATGATGATTACCAGATCGCAAAAGAACGGCTCACATCAGCCACAGCTCTTGAGAAGGAAATCAAGGGAACGTTTGATCCTATTGTTAAGAAAGCCAACGATGTTCACAAGGAATCAACGAAACAGCGGAAGAAATATCTTGACCCGGCAAATGCCGCCAAAACATTTTATCAACGGTTAATCGGTGATTATGATTATAAGAAGGAAGAAGCCCGGCGTGCTGAAGAAAATCGGATAAACGAAGAACGGAGAAAAGTCGCTGAAGAGGAAGCCTTGAAAACTGCTACACAACTTGAAGATGCTGGATTCACAGAAGAAGCTGAAGCAGTTCTTGAAGCGGAACCCGAAATTGTGGAGGTACAGATTGAAGTTCAGAAGGATACCGGGATTCAATACCGTGATAACTGGCAAGCTGAAGTTATGGATGAATCAAAAATTCCGAGGGAATATCTGATTGTCGATGAATCGAAACTTAACAAAATGGCAAAGATTACTAAGGGGGATTCTACTATTCCCGGCGTGAAATTTGTCAACCGGAGGAAGGCAATAATCAAATGATCGGTGGTCTTGAATTTCAAGAAAAAGAACATCTTTATTTCAGGGAGGGAATTCCGGTTCCCTCTTTGAGTAAACTTCTTGGATTTCTTAAACTTGATCCTAATACCAGATTCTACAAACCGGAACATGCTATGAGAGGAACTTATGTCCATAAGCTGACTGAATACATCGACCGGGGGGAGCTTGATTGGGATACTCTTGATCCATCCCTGAAACCCTATGCAGAAGCCTATCAGAAATTTCTTGATGCTGAAAATCCAGAATGGGAGTATACTGAACAAATCCTATTCAACGAAAAATTATGGTATGGTGGAACTGTGGATAGAATAGGAACTTTGAGGGGCCATGATACTATTACTGATATCAAAAGCGGTATGGGAAGCCACATGGTCAAGCATGGAATCCAGACAGCCGGATATGATATGTCTGCTGGAGGAGCAAGAAGGAAACGGTGGATTTTATTTCTCCGACCGAATGGCAATTACAAGCTGGAAGAATACATAGACCCTGAAGATTACAACGCTATTGAAAAAGGGGCTTGGCTGTATAACTGGTCTCTAAGGAAAAAGATATTATGAAGATGAGTGGAATAGATTGGAAGTATTATGATCCTATCGACAGGGTCAGATGGATGCCACGCTTTATTTTAATCAATGTCGATAAAAATCTTGGTAGGCAACCGGAAGCTATTCGAAGGGGGAAACAGGATGCAAAAGAAAACAACAAATAAGGAGAAAAAAATGGAAAAAAATTTAGGGTGTAATTATTGCGAATGGTATGATTATCAATATATGAGTAAATGTCTTAATCCAAAAAACATAAACCATGATCGATATATTGATTATATGCCGAGTATTAACGATTTGAATAAACATAGACTCTGTGCAGGGTTTCACCAGAGGGATCTATCGCTGTCACGGTTTTCAAATCGGAAAAGAAAACAAAAGCTCAGAAAGGAACTTTCAAGACTTTTATTAACATAAACCCTGTATAAGGAGGGAGAAATAGTAATGTCAACAAAAAAGAAAGATCTTCTTAAAGAAATTACTGTTGATAACATCGATTCCAGATTATCGATAATCAGGGAGGTTATGAATCCTAAGAAGTCTTATAATTTGACAGAAAATAGGTCGGCCCGGTCAGTCGAGATTTCAAATCGGTTTCATGGTCACGTAACTTGGATTGCCCGTGAGCTTGCAGAAAGCAGAGATTACATCTACTTCCAAGTTCTTCTGAAAGCTACTGAAATAAAAGCTGACGGCGGTTCTGAATACCCCTACGTCATAATTCCACGGAAAATCTTAGACCCTATTTCCATGAAAATGATAACTTTAGATCTCCCTGTTCCACTTAGGACTAAGAACCGTACGAATAAAGAAATGATAACGGCTTGTTTTGCCGCTGAATTATACTGGTCGGAAAACGGAACCGGGGGAATCTTACCAGAAAAATACAATGTCTATGGGAGGGCTGAAGAATGAATGATGAAGAAAAATGTCCGGGTGGATCAGAATGTTCAAACTGGCCGGCTTGCTGTAAGTATTGTACAAGAAATGAAGATTCCTATGTGATGGACTATTTAGATTCTGAACATTTCGGAATGCCTCCAACAGAAATTAATGATTCAGATGAAAAAGATTATTCGGAACTGATTAAAGTAGTAGTTGATTTCTTATGCTGGCACAAACAGCCATGGAAATATAAAGGGCGGCCGGTATATGAATTCTCAGGTAGATTTCAGAAAGTGATTGAGAAAATTACAGGGAGTAAACGGGAGGACTTAAAAGATGAATAAAGATACAAAGTACGAAATTAAAAATGCTGTTATTGAGTCGGCTGTTATTAGTAGTGACGATCATGGCTGTTTAACTGCTTGGATAACCCTTGATTATGGAGGAACCGGGCAAGGGTTTGGAGGGTATGCTTTATATCTTCCAAAGTCATTTACTCACTATGCAATGAAAAGTGTTGCAGGACATTTTATTTATAGAGTTATGGAAATAGCCGGAGTTACACAATGGAAAGATCTTAAAGGTAAATCAGTCAAAGTGAAATGTTCTTTTGCTTCTATTCACGAAATAGGGCATATTATCAAAAATGATTGGTTTAATCCTGCTAAAGATTTTGAAGAAGTGGATAATGACCAGAGCTGAGAAGGAACTTGCTCAAGAAGTAAGAGAATTTGTAATTGGAAGGGCTTTCGGAATATGCGAATATCCCGGATGTAATGAGCCGGGGGTAGAATTAGGACATTGTATTTCACAAAGTAAAATGAATTTGCGGAAATATGGGCCTATTATTCATCATCCAAAGTTACTCCGGTTTAGTTGTAAGAAACACAACGATTCATTCAACATCGGAATGAGGCCGCTTATCTGTCAAGAAGAAATCCAAAAAATAAAAGATGCAGGAGAAGATGAATGGGTATGAAGAAAATACATTTAGGAGGATGTGAATTTACAAGTTTTCCAGCTTACCCGGCTGAGAATTCTTGTTATGGGTGTGAGTTTAAGGGCAAAGAAGGTTGTGCCTTAATCAATTCTTGTTATGGGTGTAAAACTACTCCTGAAGTCTGGAAGCGTAGTAGTTGTCTTTCTGGAACAGCCGGGGAAAAACTGAAAAGAGGGGATCTTGTCGAACAGAGAAAAGATGGGAAGTATTACAAAGTTCCTGCTAACATCCCTACCGCTGAAGAATTCATGCAATGGTGTTCCAGTAACTTTATAGCTAAACCGATTGCCGCAAGTATTCGGGATAAGTTTTTCACTACTAAAGAAGAATAGGGGGTATCATGAAAATCTGGAAATACGTTTATTACAAAGAAGAAAACTGGCCCTATCAGATAAGCAATTTAGGGGAAGTTCGGAACCTTGATATGAAGATTTTAAAGCCGTGGTTACGGGGCCAACGGAAAGGAACCTATCTTGCTATCCGGTTGTGTAAGAATGGGAAAAGAATAACGGTGGATGTTCACCGATTAGTAGCACTTCATTTTGTAGATAATCCAGACAATAAACCTGAAGTAAATCACTGTGATATGGATCACCTGAATCCGGCCGCTGAAAATCTTGATTGGGTTTCACGGTCTGAGAATATGAATCACGCTTATTTTATGCGATCTTGTCAGGAATTTGAGAATGAAGGCAATCAGGTTGAAGCATTGTGAAACGGGTATTCTGTAGCCGTGGTGGAAACCGGAACTGTTCTACATGTAAGCACTGGACTGGATATCATCCAAGGTATCATCCAACCTGTAAAATCAAGCAGAAAACCTGCAATTATATATTCGACCGGCGGCGGTGGATTCTGGCGTTTTTCGGAATTTGGGACAAAAAAAGAACCCGGTAGATTGGGAGGCTGACCGGGTTCAAGTTAAAAGGAAAACAGACCGAAGTCCGTTGGGATTAAATATAGTGTATCACGGCTATGAATTAGAGTCAAGTAAAATATTTTAGGGGGAATGATGGAAACAGAATCATTGTGTAATATATGCGAAAGAAAAGGGGTTGAATGTTCAGGGTATGTTGAGAAAGTTACAGCCTGTCCGAGTTATTCAGAGGGAGAGGAGGAAGAGAAATGATATTTATTTGTGACTGTTGTGAATGTATAGTAAGCCAAACTATCAAAAAATATAAACTTATGACTGGCGAAAATCTTGCTGTTGTAAGATCTTTTAATTGCCCTCTCTGTGATGGGATGATGATTCCAATTAACCCAAGAGAGGATAAGATAAAGAAATAAGATGTATACAAAGATACAGATATATTGTATATTAAGATTATCCTATGGCCGGGATGTTTGAAAGATGGTTGGAAATCTTAAATCAAGATTGCCTATTCATGATGTTGCTTCTTCCTATCTACCAACCGGAACTGGAAGAGGGGCCACAACATCAGGAGTAGGCTTTTTTATTTTTAGGGGGATTTATGAATCATAGTTTCAATATTGATATAGCCAAAAAATATGGTGTTGATGGAGCCATAATACTTGAAAACTTTTACTTCTGGCTTGAAAAAAACAGAGCAAATGAGAAACATTTTCACGATGGCAATTATTGGACATACAATTCAGTGAAGGCTTTTACAGTTCTTTTCCCTTATTGGACTCCACGGCAGATAGATAGAATACTGAAAAAATTGGAAGAGGCCGGAGCAATAACAACAGGGAATTATAACAAAATAACTTATGATAGAACTAAATGGTATAGCCTTACCGAAACGGTGAAATCCATTTACGCAAACGGTGAAATGGAGTTACCGAAAGGAGGAAATGGAATTACCGAAACGGTGGAACCTATACCAGATATAACCACAATTATAAAACCATTTATAATACCAGATACACTTACACTTTTCCCTGATAAATATCTACAATTATTTACCTTTTGGAATGAACAACCGGGATTAAGGCATTCAAAAATTGAACAGTTTGAAAAAAACTTTAAACCGAAACATAAAACAATGATAAATCTAAATGGAATCGAAGAAGTAAAAAAAGCAATTCTAAATTATGAAACTGTAATTAATAGCACAGAATATTGGTTTGATTATGTCTGGCCGTTCTGGGATTTTATTATCCGGGGGTTGGATAAATTCCTTGATGAAGCTAAACCGTTGGAGGGATTTTTAATCAAGAAACATAACCAAGATAGGAAAGGGACGGATGATCTTGATTGGGCTGTAAAAGCTGTGGGAGGCTAAAATGAATATACCGGAGTACTTAGAACAGAAAGGGATTTATTACACATTACAGAAAGTAAAAGAAACAGATAACGCTTTTTTTAAATGTCCGTTTTGTGCCGCTGATACATCTTTTCTGATAATGAGTATCCAGACCGGATACGGAATTTGTCAGAATAATGATTGTAAATGGCAAGGAACTTGGTTTGAATTTCAACAGGCAATGGGAGATAAACCTTTAAGGCTTGATTCTGAGATAACTTTTTACGATGATGAATCGGAAGATTTTGATCCACTGGAAAAACGGGGAGAGACATTATCTATTAAATTATTATCATATCTTGAAAATCTTGGAATCCCGGCAGAAACGGCAGAACACTGTGGTATTTCTCAACTCAATGAAGATGTTTTTATGTTCCCGTATTACCGGGATGATAGGCTAATCCATGCCAGATATTATTCTACTATCACAAATGCCTATTGGTCAGAAGCCGTTGGAACTCCGACAATTTATAATCACGATAATGTGGGAGGACAATCTTTAGTTTTGACAGCTGATGAATTCAGCACTATGGCATTTGCAAGTTATGAGTTAGAAGCGGTTTCTGTTCCCGGGGATCTTCAGGATCTGGAGTGGATACGGTACGAATGGAAATGGCTTGAGCAGTTTAACAGGATTTATTTTGCTTTTGATAAGAGAAATCATAAACGGGAGCTGATTCATAAACTTGCGCAACGGTTGGGACTCTGGAGAATTTACTTTATTCAGTTACCAGAAAGAACTATTCTTGAATGCCTCCAGAAGGAAATTCCAAAGGCCAAAATCAAATGGGCTTTGGATACCAGTAAAGGATATAATCTTGAAAACTTAAAACACCCAGAAGATTTTCAGGATGAAATAATTGCGGAATATCATGACCCTAAAATTCTGCATGGAGAATCAACAGGTTTTCCGGGCCTTGATAAATATTTGAAGGGCTGGAGGGGTGGAGAATTGACATTGTGGTCCGGCAGGAATTCCTCTGGAAAAACCACCATTTTAAATCAGATGTTGATAAAACAAACTCAGAAAGGAATCCCATGTTGTATAGCATCTATGGAAATGCCTTCCCGAAGATTACTCCGCTGGTGGATTCTTCAAATGGGATTATATACTTCTGAAGAAAATATCAAGAAAGCAATTGCATATCTAAAATACAAATTATTGATAGCAGATTTTACCGGAGTGATTGATCCTGAATCAGTACTAAATCTTTTTACTTTTGCAGCTCGGAAATATGGGGTCAAACATTTTGTTGTAGACTCGATGATGAGGATAAGCCTGAATCCTGAAAATGAACTTGCAGAACAAAAAAACTTTGTTTCCAAACTGGTAGATTTTGCCATGGAATATGATGTTCACGTGCATTTGGTGGCTCATCCTAGAAAAGCTGATAAAGATAATAGAATGCCTGACAAAGTAGATGTTAGTGGCACAGGAGATATAACGAACCTGAGTCATAATGTACTTATCATGT